CGGTCCCACCCAAACACTGCGCTTACTGCGTCTTTGAGTGTATTTGCAAAGCTTTCTCGTCGAAAGCCGTGATTGTTAACTAGATAGTCTGCAATAGTGTCTTTACCGCTGCCAATAAAACCACAAACTCCAATAATCATTCAAAGTTCTCCTTTAGCCAAGATCTACATTCTTTCCATGTAGTGTATTCATGTGCGATGCCGCCAGCGGCACGCCATTCACTGCAATTACTATGCCTGTCATCGATTAACAAATCTCCGGGCTTACAGTGACGCCACTTATCGTGACTAAAAGGCCCAAAGAATACAGGAACGCCTGGAAAATATCTATGTGCCCACCATACTTTATCCTGTGCGGCAAAAGGCACGGTATAATCATGCGGCAGTGCTGTTAAAAACCTAACACCTGAACAAGTTTCAGGGTGTGTTTTTTGATATTGTAAAGCCCAGTGTACTAATTCGTGTGCGCCTTCTTTTAATGGCAAGTCAAAGTAAAAGCGTTCGTTTTCTTTAAGAGTGTCCCACTCATGTTGTGGGATTCGCTCGCCCGGATCCCAGGTCTTGCCTAAAATTTGTTGTGCCAAGACAAGCCAGTCAGCTACAACATCGTCCATGTCTAAGTAGATTTTCATGTTACAAGTATATAACAAAATAACCTAAACTGTCAATCTTTTTTGCTGTATTTTTCAAACATCTTTTGCCTACGAACTACCACTTCTTCAAAGTGTTTTTCAGACCAATTTTTATAGTAATCGGTTCTTTCCAAAGTTCGTTGAGCATCCAATACATCGTCCAGTTTGTTTATGATTACAATGAAATACGGTTTTCCTGAAAACAATCCTGAAAACTTGCTTTGTGTTTCTGCGGCAAGACCGTATTGAGAGTAGAAGTTATCTTTAGTAGACTTCTTATTTTTGTTCTTGACATATTTGTGTAACAAATAGTTCCATTTGTGGTAGTGTGGAAATGCTAGCAAACGAACATTAAATTTCTGTTCGGCGATTATATCGTCAACTTGTTCGTTGAAAAACTTAAAAGGATTTTTATCACAGACTTGAACATCAACCAAGCCTTTAAGCCTTGCTGATTTTGCATAAGGGCAAGGAGGAAACTTGAAATTGTAAAATTCGTGATTGACTTCTATAAAGTCTGTAATCCAAGACCAAAGGTCTTGTTTTATATTGTCGTTCATTTTAGAAATATATAAAGGGTGGCTTTTTTGCCAACGCTTTTAACTTTTTACGAAGGCGCCTGCGCTCAAATATGTCTTTAAACCATTTGACAATGCGTTTCATAAACATACTTACTTTTTAGGCTCGGGATTTTCGCCAGTTAATTTTGGACGAGCAAACCATAATTTAAACCATTCGTCTGTGCCAGGACGAATGTCATGCTTGCGTTGATATTTTGCTCTTTCAGTACCAATGTCACTGATATTCTTTTCTTCGGTTACTGAAGGCGCATAGGGCTTTAATAAACTCAAACTGTCTATGCCTGCTAGCCTTCTTAAGTCGGCAAGAACTTGCGGATCTACATAGTTATCCGGAACTGTAGGATCATCTCCCTGACTGCGAAAAGTTTCGCTGGTAATTCTATGTTGCTTATCCAATTATAAATCCTAATGGTTGGCTTCCGTCGACATATAACTCTAAATCTCGTTCTAACTTTTCAATGTCTGCGGCAGCTTCGCTTTTTAAGTTATCGCCGTTTAAAGTTGTGCCGCCTTGAGGTCCTGCAATTTGTCCAAACTTGCTACGAGCTTCTCCCAGTATAAATTTAGATTGAGCAAATGCATAATCAACTAACCATGGTCCTGAATAAGGATCTGTAAGCAAGTCTGTTTCGTCACGCTCAACAAAGCACCACATATAAACATTATCGTCTGCTCTAAATTTTCTATGAACAAACAAAGTGTGGTCATTTTGATTCCATGTAAAAGTTACATAGCCACCAAACATTCTAGACAACAACTCACGACGGTCTGCATAGAATTCGTAGTTCTGTAACCCAGAAAAACTATTATTGTTTTGCAATAACATATTGCTCAAATACATTGTGTTAAACGGGTCAAAGTCAACTCCTGTAGCACTAATACCAATACTGCCAGTGTGTCGCAACATCACATCTCTTACTAAAACAACTTCTTTTGGAAGTTGATAAGTTTGTACTTCTGTTTGGATGTTTAACGGAAGAAATTTTTCTTGTATGGCTCGAGATCCTCGTTGTTTATATTTTCTCACTGCTTTGTTTATAGCAAGATCATAGTGGTCGCGGTCCAGTTCAACATCTACCATGCCGCCGCCTAGTCGCAATTCTATCTCTTTAATTAGCTCGTCTCTAGTCATAAAAAAATCTCCCGATATTGTATTTATCGGGAGATTTAGTTTTGGATTTAGCTATTAGGGCATAGGAACCCAAGCATCTTTGTTTCTAGTGTCTGAGTAAGGAATCATTCCTTTTACACCATTTTTAGTTGCTGGCAACCACCACTCAACCCAAGTATTATCAGTTTGTCGAACAATAGTCGAAGTGTTTGTTTTTATATTGTAAATTTGAACTGACTGGATCGAATAATCAGTGCGGCTAATCATTAGCAGTTTTTCGTCAGGTGCTTTACTGAATACAGTAAAGTCCATCGGGGTCATTGCTTGCATGTTACTTTGATTGATAACCGCAGGAATCGTTGTTTTTCTTGTTCCAAATCCAAAATAGCCGTTGCCATCATTGTAAAGAATAACTGTTTCTGCATTTCCATTCGGAGCTTCGCCGCCACCGGCAACAATGTCAACTTTGCCGTCTCCGTTTAAATCAATAAACTCTACAGAAAAGTAAGGCCCGTCTGTTTGTCCGCCAACTCGATTGGCGTCCACTGCAAATGTTACCGGGTTGGTTTGCTGATTAATCAGTACCGTAATGTTTTTGCCGGCGGCTCGAAAGTTATCAGTTAACACAATATCAGGATAACCATCCCCGTTAATGTCTGCCGCACTAGCACCGTGATAGTAGCCAGCACCGCTTGCATTGCGATCAGTTGCTCCAACATCAGACGCAGTAAAATTTCCATGCCCGTCATTGATCAAGAGCTTGCTTGGTTCACCGGGCCATTGCCCGTTTATTTCAGCATCCCATCCGTGGCAAGCAACAAAAATGTCAGCATGACCGTCGCGATTAAAGTCTGCAACCACAGCTTTGCGAGGAGTTAGACAGCCTTGTACAGTCCTGTTGGTTGCTTCAAGTGTGTTAGAACTTGTTAACTTATAAAAACGAAAAACTGCACGACGACTGTCATTGATGTACAACGGAGCAGATGCGCCGCTAATGCAAGCCGGATCAATGCCGGCAGGACTATAGCAAGAAATGCTGTTGCTATTGTCAGAGAGCATAATACTAATAGTGCCGTCTCCAAAGAAGTCTCCTACTGCCCATGCACTGCTAATATTGAGTCCTGCTGGAATCTTGAACTGCGACAAGTTTCGACTTTTCATATTTTCATATGAAGTTGCAAACAAAGTCGTCAAGGGTGTTGGTGTTGGATCAGGAGCAGGGCTAGAAGTCGCAGTTGTACCGCCACCGCCACCGCCACAGGCAACTAAAAAGGCGGATACCAAAGAAGCAAGAAGAATATTTTTCACTTGTATGCTTTCAGCAGAATCATGTCTGCGTTGATTGTACCATTAAGTTTAATCTCTGTGCTACGCACTCCTTTAAACCACTTTTTAGCGGCAGGCTTTCCGTTACTGGCCCACTCTTTTAATTGTTCCTTTGGCTTACGCAAAGTCTTTTGAACACTTGCGGCGGCGTCGAAACCAGTTACCTTTGTGCCTTTAACACTTAATGCGCCAGCGTATTGGTCTACAATGTAAATGCCTAGCTTACGAGTCTTTGTATTGTAGACCCACAATTCTGTGGCTGTAAGAATTGCAGTTGGCTCCACGCTTTTGAGTTTTAGCTCATCAAATTCTTTTAGGAACTTGAGCTTGCTGACAACCTTCTCAGGGCTGACTGCCTTTTTCTTGCGAGGGGCGCGGCTAGCCTTCTTGACAATGTTGTAGCTGTTAACATCAGCCAATGCCTGTTGCCACCATTTTACAATAGCGTTAAGTTGGCGCTTACCAAGATGTTTATATGCTTCCAACACTTGACTGTCTTTGGTGTCAAGGATTTCGCTGAACTCTGCAACCTTATTTTCAATAAGTTGTTGAGCTGTTTTAAGTTGAGCAGGCTGAACATTGAACTGCGTAAACAGTTCAATCAGCTTAGGCTCGCCTTTAAATTGTTGTGCTGTAACAAACTCGTCAAAGCGACCTTCAACTTCGCCCAGACACTCGCTCATCTTTTCGTTGAGTCGGTCCTGGATATTTGGACGACTCGCTGTTTCTTCTACGGCAACATCTTCTACTTTTTCCTCTTTACTAGACAGCAACTCATTGAGATAATTATCTAGTTTGATTTGCTCTTGCTCTGTTAACTGCAAGCCCATTAGTACCATACGGCACAACCACCCTGTAGTCGTTCTAACTTGGCTGTCGGGTAAAGCACGGATCTTCTTCGAGTCCTTTGTACGACCGTTGAAGTCTAAATAAATGGCAACAAATTCTTTGGCATCTTTTTTGCCGTAAAAATACCCGTACCAATTAAATGCACGAGTCATTTCGGAAAAACGATTGTCGGTGGGCTGAGTTTTCCAAATAGGCTCTGTGCCAGTGTACTTCGTATCAGCACTTCTTGGATTCAGTGGTTTGATGCTTACTGTGGGTTTCATATGGTTCCTTACAAGCTATACCAATATTATAGCAAATTTACCAATTATTGTCAATTATTGAGAATGTAGTACAAAGTATTACATTTCAAGGGCGCGACGAAATAAAAGTTCTTGTCTAGCAAAGGCATCGATTTCCCAAGGCATGTCCAAATATTTGGTACGCTTAGTGTACTTTTTTCCTCGCCACCATTTGGTGCCGCCTTCTGCTTTAAGTATACCTTTGGCTAATTGCCTGACATGAACCATTTCATGTGCAAGTGTGGAACCTAATTCTTCCCATTTTGCAGGGTTTAAAGCAATGACATAACTGTCTAATCCCGGCAGTGGAGTAGTCAACCCTTTATCCGCGTCAAGTCGGCAAATTTCAATTAATACAAATTTACGACTATTAGTCAAGCCTAGTTGCTTGATCAAACTGGGCATGATACTGTCTATAAATTTTTTTGTCTTTTTACTGCGTGTTTTGACTACGAATTCCATGGTATTCCTTTGTCGTATAACCAATTATATAATAATTTCCATTTATTGTCAATTTAATTTTATAGGTAAATACTAACATTATGCCTAGACTAAGCCTTTGGAAAAACGAAAAAACAAAAGACTTCCACTTTATGGACAAGATCATTCGTGAGCAGTTCTTTGTGGGAGGAACCGCTGTTTTGGTTCACAAGTATCTACAGCCTGCCGATCAAGGAGCAAGCGACGATCCAACGAAACCAAACTATACAGCCGACGATATACTCAACGAAACAAAAATTCAAGACTTGCTGTTTTTAGAAAACAGAGACAGGATTTATGATCCCGATGTCTATGAACTTCGAGGAGTGTACAATGTCGGAGACCAAGACTTTGACTTAACTCAGTTCGGTTTGTTTCTAAGTGCTGACACAATTTTTGTTAGCTTTCACATCAACGACATGATTGAGCGCATGGGACGAAAACTAATGGCCGGCGATGTCATCGAACTTCCCCATGTTCGCGATGATTTGTTATTAGATCAAAGCAAGCCTGCTATCAATAAATTCTATGTTATCCAAGATGCTAGTCGTGCCGCAGAAGGTTTTAGTCCAACTTGGTATCCTCACATTTGGCGTATCAAAGCAAGCCCAATGACTGATGCTCAAGAGTACAGAGATATCCTACAGCAAAAAGCAGATAACGGTGTTGATACACTAAAAGAAGCGTTAAGCACTTACCAAACAGAATTAAAAATTAGTAATGCTATTGTTGAAAGAGGCGAACAACTTGCCCCTAGTTTATTAGACAACGAAGATAATTTAATCAGTAAAACCAGCAAGAGTTATCAGCGTAACGAAAACCCAACTTATGATCACGGCGAAGTTTTAGACTCTGGTTTGAGCTTCCCGTTGAATCCTTCACAAGGAGATTTCTTCTTGCGTACAGACTATAACCCGGCTACTTTGTTTGTTTACAGAGGAACCCGCTGGCAACGAGTACAAACTGGTGAAGGATTAGCAGATGTTAAGGATCGAGTATTGAACGCCGCACCATTTATTAACAATACAAATACCACGGTTATTGGTAACCAAGAGATGCCTGAGCGTCAATCATTAAGCCAAGTTATTAGGCCAAAAACGGATTTCTAACATGCTGTATTTTTACGACGAACAAATAAGACGCTACCTAACTCAGTTTATGCGTATACTGGGTGGGTTCAGTGTTAAGACCGGTAAAGACAGAAACGGAAACGAAAGTTATATTCAAGTGCCTGTGCGTTACGGTGACATTAATCGTATGGCTGCTCACATTATGAAGAACCAAAGTGAGAATATGATTAATACTGTTCCGTTTATCAGCTGTTATGTTACAGACATGCAAATCAGTGCTGAACGCAGAACTAACCCTACACACATCAATAAGGTGCAGGTCTACGAAAAGAAGTTTGATCCTACTACTGGCGAGTACATAGAAGGTGAAGTTGGCAATACTTACACCATTGAACGACATGTGCCTGTGCCCTACGACCTAACACTACAAGTGGATATTTGGACATCTAACACTGATCAAAAACTACAATTAATGGAACAGTTGTTAGTTCTATTCAATCCAAGTATTAATTTTAAAACCAACGACAATCCATTTGACTGGAGTAATTTGACTTATGCAGAGTTAGTTAACATTGTGTGGAGCGTTAGACAAGTTCCAATGGGCACCGACGACATCATCGATGTTACCGCGTTAAACTTTACTATTCCTGTTTTTATTAATCCGCCTGCCAAAGTTAAGAGGCAAACGCTTATTCATACTATATTAACAGACATTAAAAAACTAAGCGAAGGAGACAATCCACTTGATTGGAATCCTGTTGATCCGGCTCCTACCAAGCAATGGGTTATTGTAACATTTGAAGATAGAAAACTTCAAGTACGCATCGAAGGCAATCAAGCACTGTTGCTTAACAAATCTGGCGGCGTAGTAGACGATGAAGGCAATCCTTTAACTTGGGCAGATTCATTAAAGTCATTTGGGGAAATACGCTTAGGTATTAGTAATATCAGACTTCGTCGAGGAGACGATCCCAGTGATCCAAACAACGATATTATTGCAGTTATTAATGAACTAGATCCTAGTCAAGGTAATTTGGCTTACATTACTGTCGACCAAGATACATTGCCTATTACTAATATCCCGTCTATTAGTGGTATCATTGATCCTACAAGAGTTGGACCAGGACGAGGACTGCCAAGTCCGTTGATAGGACAACGATATTTAATTTTAGCAGACTTGCCTAACTCTGGTGCATGGGGCACATCCTCTGCTAGTGCCAATGACATTATACAGTACAACGGAAGTACATGGGTAGTTAGTTTTGACAGTGCATCTAATTCTAATGCCATTGTGTTAAATACTGCGTCAAGCATTATCTATGAATGGCGATTAGGTCAATGGATTAGTGCCACAGAAGGCACATATAGAAACGGCTGGTGGAGATTATATTTGTGAAACAGTTCAAAGGAGTTGGAGCTATTATTGTAAGCGAAAGTACAGGCAAGGTTATGACTATACTTCGTAGTGCTCGTGAAACTCATCCTAACACTTGGACTTTTGCAGGAGGCCGAGTAGAGCACGAAGAAACTCCAGCTGATGCACTTCGTCGAGAATTAAAAGAAGAATTAAATTTAACAAAAATTAAAAAGATAACACCGCTTCATAGATATCAAAGCAGAAGCAAAGATTTTATCTACGATACATTCGTGGTGCTTGTCAACAAAGAATTTGTCCCAGAGTTGAATTGGGAAAGCGCAGGGTATGCTTGGACTAGCATTGATTCGTTGCCTAATCCATTACATCCTAAAGCAAGAAAAATGATAAGTTCTTCCAGGCTTATTAAAAAGTTTAAAAACTTTTACAGTTGGGTGGATAATAAGAATGCCAGCAGAGATAATACAGTTTCCCAGGAAGAGGCATCTTAAAAGAGCAAAGTCAGTAGACTTATTTTATAGCTGGGATCAACGGCTTAATAATCCATACCTTAATAGTTTATTTCGAGAAGAAATATGTTATGTTGAGAGATGGTATTTGCAAGTTCAACATTTATTAAATTTAGAAAAAGAGCAACACCCGTTGATTCAAACACTGCTGTCTATAAACGATACAACTTTAGACTTGCTAATAGAATGCTGTGAAAAAGATTTAAAGTTACAACAAGAATTTAACAACGGTCACACATCTATTATTGCTGAACAGAATACAAACAAACTAAACAAGTGGCTTAAGAAATGGCAAAGTCTACATCGTCATCGCCAAATATTTTATAGCTCTTAATTCCTAGATGACCTATCTCGCAAGAAGTTTGCACATCAAGCCAAATTTTTAATCCTTGCTTATTACACATTCTAAAGAACTCAATGTCTTCTCCTGTATACTGACCTTCATGATATCCTAACACAAACCAAGGCTTGGGAACTATATCAAAGACATCCATTCTTATTAAACAAAAGCCCAAAGCCATGGCTTCAACTTGTATATGAGTTTCTTCTACTTTGTCAAACTTAACCCAACTGTCCCAGTCATCTATTTTATACCAAGCTGTAGGCAACAGTGGTTCAACTCTTTTGCTATAAGCGGCACCAACAATAGGTTGATCAAATTCCAACAATTCAATAACATGATGCGGTTCAAATTCCATGTCACTGTCAATAAACATGACATGAGTTGCTTCCCACTCTTTGGCAGATTCTACTAAGTTATGTCTTTGATTGCAAATCAGTGTGCCAGCGGCAATAAACAACCTGCTTTCTACTCCTAGGCGAGAAAGCAGTTCGCAGAGATTCCACAAAGAATAGGTCGTTGCTGTGTGCATTTGATCCCTAGCGGGAATACAAACAGCAACCCTAAAATTTTCAATCATACATTAGGACGCTTGAGTATAATGTTTTTCTTAACACCTGTGCCGCCCGGCCCTGCAACTACGCCTACTTCTTTTTCTGCGGCTTCTGTTGCGTTTTTAATTGTGTTTGCTAGTTTAACACAGATCTGTGTTGCTTTGATATAATTGGCTTCGGGCAGTTTAACCATTAAGCTCATTGTTTCGTAGGTTGTTTTACCAAATGTAAGAAGTTCAAGTGCGGCTTTTTTGCCAAGAAAGTGTGTCCAATATTCTTGTTCTACAAACTCCCAATTGGTAATTGCTTCTTCTAAAGATTCGAATTTTTGGCTCTTTAAAAACTTTACTAGCTTGGTGCGTTCAGCTTCTAAACAGTTTCTTTCATAGGTTCGATTTTCGCTGTCCAAATCGCTGTCTATTTTTCTTATCCTGTTTACAGTATCAATAACATATCGAGACAGTGCGGCTCCTGTTTCATTGTAAAAGTTTTCTCTTTCAAAATCACTGAACACAGGATACGGACAAGTATCTAATAGTTTGTCCAAGTCAAAAGAATTATTTTGGGTTTCGTCGGTCATAAAAAAATACCTCAAGTTTTATTGAGGTATTTATAGTTAAGTTTCTTATTAGAATTAGTATGTATATGGGAATGTTCTTCCACCAAATGCAGAGCTCAAACTAATTTGAGTACCTGTTGATTGACCAATATAACTTGCCATTGTGCCACTTAGCGCAATGTTAGCGCCAGCTGCCGGGGCTGTATTGGTATAAGATTGGCGAACCCTACCCATTGTAATTTCTGTACCTGTTGCTGGTAAAATCGGCATTTTAATCTCCTGTTGAAGTATTTATCCTAGTGGATGGGTTGCCCCATCCACTGCTAGGAAATTATAATGACTTATTACCCAACTGTGCTTCTAGTGTCTTCACTTTAGCACTTAGGTCTTTGACCGCTTCGATTAACAATGCTGTTAGCTTGTCATACTTAACTGTCTTGTAACCTTCGTGAGCACTTTGAACAACCAATTCTGGTAATACTGCTTCAACTTCTTGAGCAATAACACCAATTTGCTTGTCTGTGCCTAAGCCTAAAGCAACACCTGCTTCGTTCCAGTCATATGACACACCGCGGATAGCTTCGACTTTGCTTAATGCATCGCCGATTGCTACTACATTTGTCTTTAAGGCTGCGTCAGAAGCGTAAGCTGTTACTTCACCACCAACATACATAGCACCGCTAACACCAACACCGCCAGTTACGATTAATGCACCAGTAATCTTGCTTGTAGAAGCAGTAGCATTCGTAATACTAATTGCTGAACCAGTTGTGGCACCACGACCGGTAACGGTGGATAATGTAGCTGTATTGTTAATTGTAACTGCACCTGTTGCTCCGGATACGCTAATGTCTGTACCTGCTACTGCGCTTGTTACACCGGTGTTTGTAAGAGTGATTGCACCTGAGCTTGCACTTGTGCTTATACCTGTACTTGTTGCAACAGTTAATACGCCAGTGTTTGTAATAGAAACGGCGCCTGTAGCACTTGTGTTTGTACTTAAACCACTGCTTGTTGTAAGAGAAGTAACACCAGCGTTAGTTAAAGTAACTGAACCACCTAGTGATACTGCGCCACCACCACTTAAACCTGTACCTGCTGTTACGGTAACACTGCTGTTTGTCAATTTAGCGTTGGCAATAGAACCTGCTAACATGGTGTTTGTAACTGTACCAGTATCGCCAGTTGTAACGATTGTACCAGTTGTTGCTGGAATTGTTAATACTGTACCAACACCAACTGCTGCTGTTGGGATAAGTTGAACTGTACCGCTTGTACTACCTGGTAATGTAACAGAGCTAATACCTGTTAGTGCCAAGTTAGCACTGGTACGGTTTAATGCTACGCTTGTTGTACCAATGTAGTGTACATCACTTGCGTTAGCAATACCGGTAATTGCACCTGTGCTACCGTTAACACTTAATACACCACTATTTGTAATAGCACCAGTTGAACTGTTATAGCTAATACCAGTGCTTGCACTAACTGCGGCTCTTGCACGAGCATCTGTGTAGTATCTATTAGTAGAACCTTCACTTACGCTGTCTGTACCGAAACTGATATTTGCGGTACCGTTAAAGCCAACACCGTTAATGGTGCGGCTTGTGTCAAGCTGACGAGCTTTTTCAACAACCGATGATGCACCTTTATCTTCAACATCATTGCTTGTACTGAATGTACGGTCAACTCGAATTTTTTTAGTTGCTGCCATTTTGGTTAAATTCCTTTATTAGATTACTTTGAACGCTGTGGCTCTAACTTTGAACTTCGTGTTCGCGTTTGTTGGTGTAACTAACAATCTTAGGCTACCTGCACTGATGTCAGCATCGTATGTTGCTTGGAACGCTGATGCGCTAGAAACTAGTGCAGTTTCGTTCATGTAAACTGTAGAACCAACATAAGTTAGTACAACTTCAACCAATTCAACTGCACTTGCAGTAATAGCTTCAATTGTGTAACGAACTGAAGTATAACTTGCTGTTGCGATAGAATCTAACACTTGGTTAGCAGTAGTTGCTGATGCATTTAAGTAAGCAACATATTCATCTGCAACACTTGTGCTGCCAGTTTTGAAAGTTGTTGTACCGGTTACAACAGGAGTTGTAATTGCAGGACTTGTTAATGTCTTATTGGTTAATGTCTGGCTACCTGTTAGTGTAGTAACTGTTGAATCAATTGCAACTGTAACTGCACTTGAACCATCAAAGCTTGTGCCGCTTAAACCAGTACCAATTGTCAATGCGTTTGTTGTACTTGCCTTAACAGTAATAGCCGCGCTGCCATCAAAGTTTACGCCATTGATTGCACGAGCTGTTGCTAATGTAGTAGCTGTGCTTGCATTACCGGTTAATGCACCAGTAAAGCCTGTAGAAGTTACACTGGTTAAGCCGGCTAATGTTGTAGCTGTGCTACCTAAACTAATTGATGTAGAACCAACTGTTACACTGCTATTGCTTAATTTAGCATTAGCAATGCTACCAGCTAACATTGTATTTGTAACGGTACCAGTGTCACCGGTTGTAATGATTGTACCGCTTACATCTGGTGCTGTCAATGTGCGAGTTGTACCGGTTGTAATACCGCTAACTTGGAACTGTAGTTTCTTAGTACCATCAGTTTCGTCAATGATATATGTTGTACTGTCGCTTAAAGACTTGTTAGTCAATGTTTGAGCAGTTGTCTTGTCAACAGTTGTTGCTGTGTCAATACTGATAGTAGCAGTAGAACCTTCGCCTGCTGTGTGACTTACGCTGATGCCAGTACCTGCGCTAACATCAGCCATATAGTTACCAGTTGTATCTGTACCTAATGCAACGCTGTTGGCTGCTACTGTAGCAGTTAATGTTACACCTGCGCTACCATCAATAGAAACGCTACCAGTTAAATCGCCAGCTAAAGTAATTGTACGACTTGTTGTCCACTTACCTGCGCTTGTTGCTGTATCAGCATTACCTGTTAAAGCACCAACAAATGCTGTAGATGTTACGCTGGTTAAACCAGCTAATGTTGTAGCTGTAGCACCTAAGCTAATATCTGTAGAACCAACTGTAACTTTGCTGTTTGCTAAACTTGCGTTTGGAATAGCACTTGTACTGATTGCACCAGTTGTGCTGTTATAGCTAATGCCTGTGCCGGCGCTTAATGCGGAGCGAGCGCGAGCAGTTGTATGGTATAAGTTTGTTGTACCTTCGCTGATAGCATCGCTGTCTAATGTGCGTGTTCCGCCTAAACTAACTGCTGTACCGTTGATTGTAATACTGCTGTTGCTTAATGAGCTGTTAGGAATACTACCTAAACTAATAAGACCAGTTGTGCTATTAAAACTAACACCTGTTGCGCTACTTGCACTTATTGCACCGCGGGCGCGAGCATCTGTAAAGTACAAACTTGTGCCTTCTGCTAAGTCTGTTGTGCTTGTTGCCATTGGGTAGTAAACTGCGCCATCGTTTGTGAATGTCCACTTTGTAGAACCTTCGTTCCAACGAATTTGTGTATTTGCTTCGTCACCGCGCTCAACTTCAATACCGGCGTTTTGTGTTGGTGTACCTGTTACATCACTGTTTAATGTTAAAATATTGTCAGCGACTGCAACTGTGTTAGAGTTAACTGTTGTAGTTGTACCGTTAACTGTAAAGTTACCAGCAACAACAACACCAGAGCTACCAACTGTTAAAGCTGTACTTCCGTCAACTGTAACTGTAACTGTACCAGTGCCGCTGTCAACAACTTGAACGCTTGAGTTACCTTGGCTGATACTGCTTGTGCTCACTGCACTAATTGCGGTGTCAACATAAGCTTTTGTTGCTGCATCGCTGTTAGCACTTGGAGTTCCCAAGCCTACAATTTTGTTGCTGTTCATGTTGATTGCGTTGCCGAAACCAACAGATGTGCCTGCGCTGTCTGTAATGTTCTTACCGCTGGTAATTTGTAATGTACCAGCCATCTGTACTACTGTTGAGTTAGAACCTAACTGTAAAACACCTGTACCGGTTGTTGTAATACGCATGTTCTGATCTATGTCAGAAGTAAAGTTCATGGTTTGACCAGAACTGTGAATAACTTCAATACCGTCAACATATAAAGAACCTGGACCAACATACACATCTTTCCACTGCATAGTTGGGCTACCCAAGCTATATGTGTTGTCTGCTGTTGGAACAATATTACCAGTAATAACTTGATTGCCAGTTAATGTTAAACCAGCAAATGTTGGACTACCTGCTGTAGTTAAGTTTTGTGCTGTGCTAATAGCACCTGTTGTGCTATTATAACTAATGCCTGAACCTGCGCTTAATGCGCTACGAGCACGAGCATTTGTAAAATAAAGATTACCGTTTTCGGTGATATCGCCTGTGTCTAATACCACAGAACCTATTTCGCCGTTAACACTGGTTACACCACCAATTTGAACAACGCTGGCTGTGCCGTTGTCCTTTTTAATGTAAATTAAACCGTCGTGTGTGTTAATTGCAATTTCACCCAGTGCTAATTGACCTGTGGTAGGTACCTTACCAGGGGTCGCACTGCGTTTTAAAATGATTTGATTGGCCATTTTGAGTATATACTCCCGCGGAATTCATAGACAAATCGTTGCCTATTATCCTCGAAAGTATTTATCAAAATTTTGGAGCAACCTGCTTAAATGGTGTCAAAACTCGCCGCCGTCGACACTAATATCTACCTCTGTAATAGAGTCTATTCCTCCAGTTTCGTCAACTGTAATTTGCAGTGTTTTGTTGCTTGTACCGTAGTTTCCACTGATATCTGTTTCATTTATCCTGCCTTCTTTGGCAAAAACTAAGGATGTAGTTCCTGGACTAATAACTCCGGGTGTTATTAGTGTCCAAGTTGTTTTTCTAAAAGAATTACCTTCTTCTACATAGACTTTACAGCCTGGACTAAGTTCGAAAATACTGTCGGCATCTGCTGCCCTAACCAGCAGTCCAGTTGACACCGACCAAGTATAAATTCCGTTTTGAGATTGTGTAGTTTGCCCTAATAGCAACACTCTATCTTTGTCAGATAAAGAAACACCGTCAACGGAAAGAACGGTAGACACTAAATTAATGTTAGATCGTGTGGCAACTCTTACACTATCTTTGTAATCGGACACTGAACTAACGATGTTTTTTCCGCGAAAAATGGGCATATTAAATCTGGTTTACTATTATTTAGCCAAAAAGAAAGGGAGAGTTACCTCTCCCTTTCTGCATTCTAATCCCAGGGATTAGAATGAACCGCCGTCAACTGTGCTGCTTTCGTTTAGAACTCCGCCAACAGTCAATGCTGCTGAAGAAATTACACGAACGAAAATATAGTCGTTAGCTTCTGGAGCAGTATCAAACACAATGCTTGTCTCACCATTAGTTGTACTTAATGTGTAAGAATATGTTGGAGCTTGAATTAAACCGTTGACGAACACAGATGTGTTATCAATAGAGCTAACTTCAACTCCTGTATTAAAGCTTGTTGTTGTACCGTCACCAGTAAAGTTTGCTGTTGTGGCTTGAACGGCAATGTTCTGTGGAACAAATTCGCCCAATACGCTACTCCAAACTAAAGTATAACCGTCTTGTAAAGATGCTGTCTTATTGACATCACTTAAATCACGGATGCTAGCAGCCGCGATACGATCGTCTGCACGAGCATTTGTGTAGTACAAGTTGGTTGCACCCTCGTCGATACTGTCTGTAGTTGGTGTTGTCCAAACTAAAGCACCAGTACCGTTGTTATAGCTTAGAATGTTACTGTCGTCAGTTGTTAATGTTAACGCTGAACGAGCACGAGCATTTGTGAAGTATAGGTTTGTGCTACCTTCGCTGATGTCGTCGGTGTCTAAAACAACTGCGTGTTCTTGACCATTAACACTCCAAACGGCTGCTTGTGTGCTGATTGTACCAGTACTTGCATCATAATCGATGTTTGAACCGTTAACAATAGTGTTGCGAGCACGACTTGTTGTGAAGTACAAGTTTGTATTGCCTTCAGCAATTTCATCTGTGTCAACAGTGGCCAATGTGAATGTGAACACACCGGTTGTACTGTTATAACTCAACGCATCACTGTTGTCAGTTGTTAAACTAACTGCTGTACGAGCACGAGCGTTTGTAAAGTACAAGTTGCTTGAACCTTCAGATACATCATCTGTGTCAGGTGTAGCCATAGAAATTACACCTGTTGCAGAATCATAACTGATTTGCCAGCCGCTTGCACTGATTGCACTGCGAGCACGAGCGTTTGTAAAGTACATTGTACCACTGCTTGTTGTAGCATTTGGATCTTCTGCTACTTCGCTTGTGTCTAATCCACCCAAGTTGAATGTAAATTCACCAGTAGTTGGATCATAGTCTAATACTGTGCTGTCATTAGTTGTTAAGCTAATTGCATTACGAGCACGACTGTCAGTAAAGTACAAGTTGCTTTCTTCTGTTACACTGTCTGTACCAAAAGATGTACTACCACCTAAACTTACTTGAGCACCGTTAACTGTAACAGAGCTGTTTGTCAAGCTACTATTTGGAATACCAGATAAGCTGAATACACCAGTTGAGCTGTTGTACTGAGCGCCAGTATTTGTTGTAGCACTGAAGTGAGCACGAACTTCACTGTCGCTAGGACCTGTGTAGCTAATAACACCAGTTGTATCATTATAAGAGATAGAACCGTCGCCACTTACTTTTGTAGCACTAATTGCTAAACGATAGTTAGTGTTTGTAGGACCTGTATAACTGAATAAACCAGTAGTATCATTATAGCTAAATGCGCCATCGCCACTTACCTTAGTTGCACTAAAGTGAGCACGAGCTTCACTGGCACTTGGGCCTGTGTAGCTAATAACACCAGTGGAGTCGTCATAGCTTAAGCTGCCGTCGCCGCCGTTATCGGTCACGCTAATTGCTAAACGATAATCAGTTGCGTCTGGACCTGTATAGCTAAATGTACCTGTTGGTTCATCGTAACTAAAGTTGCCGTCACCACCAGTTTTTGTAGCACTTACTTCGCCGCGAATATCAGCACTTGTAACTTTGTCGTATGTAAACGCACCAGTTGTGCTGTTATAGCTTAAATCGCCATAACCAGTTCCGCTTGTGCCAGCACTGAAGTGAGCACGAGTTTCGCTAGCACTTGGACCAGTGTATGTAAATGTACCAGTTGTGCTGTCATAGCTGAATGAGCCATCACCGCCTGCGTCAGTTGCGCTTACTGCGCTACGAGCGCGGGCATTGGTAAAGTACATTGTACCGCTTGTTACTGTTGCATTTGGATCTTCAGTAACTTCGCTGGTATCTAAACCACCTAGGCTAAATGTGAATTCACCAGTAGCTGGATCGTAATCAAATACTGTAGCATCGCTAGTTGTTACACTTAGCGCATTACGAGCACGACTATCTAAGTAATACTGGTTAACAGAACCTTCATCGACACTATCTGTATCAAAAGAAGTAGTTCCGCCTAAAGCAACAGTAGCGCCATTTACAGTTACACTGTTGTTTGTCAAACTACTGTTTGGAATACCAGACAAGCTGATTACACCGGTTGTATTGTCATAACTTACACCAGAAGCAGATGTAGCACTGATATGAGCACGGACTTCACTGGCACTTGGTCCTGTGTAGCTAATAACACCAGTTGCGCTATCATAACTTAATGCGCCATCGCCACCATTGTCAGTTACGCTGATAGAATTACGAGCACGAGTTGTTGTAAAGTACAAGTTTGTACCTTCAGCAATGTCGCTGGTAGAAGCATTAGCAATAGTAAAAGTAAATGCGCCAGTGCCACTGTTGTAGCTCAATACACTTGTCTTATCACTTGTTAAACTAATAGCGCCTGCGGCACGACTGTTTGTGAAGTATAGGTTGTCTGCACCTTCAGCAACATCATCAGTTGTATGATTGCTTAAATCACTAACTTGACCAGTTACATTGCCTGTCAAATCACCAACGAATGTTGGAGCTGTTAAGCTACTTGTGATTGTTAAACCACCAGTAATGCTGACATCTTTGTTTAGGTTCCAACTATCAGTAGCACTTGCATAAGTGATAGTTGCACCAGCACCATCAACAGTAATACCAGCACCGTTAGCGATTGCGGCAGTTGCGGCGCCACTTGCCAATGTCAAGTTCTTGTCAGCGATAGTAACTGTTGTAGAATTTACAGCAGTCATTGTACCGTTAACTGTTAAGTCACCGTCAACTACTACATCATTGAATGTAACATTGCTTGTTGTGCTAACATCTTGACCAATTGCAAATACACCAGTTGCCTGTGTGTATGTTACGCCTGTACCACCACTTACATCAGCACGGGTGCGAGCCGTTGTATAGTACTTGTTTGTTGTACCTTCACCGATATCGTCTGTGTCTAAAGTTACATAACCTTTGTAACCTTGAACTGTTGCAACAACACCAGTAGCGTCAAATGCAAACTCACCAGTTGAACTGCTGTAACTGAAGCTTCCCGAGCCTTCAACATCATTTGCACTTAATTCGCTACGAACACGAGCACTTGTGTAGTACTTGTTTGTTGTACCTTCATTAACTGCATCAGTTGTAAAGCTGTTGCTGCCACCTAAACTTACAGTTGTACCGTTTAATGTAATTTCACTGTTTGTTAGACTGCTATTTGGAATACCAGATAAACTGATTACGCCAGTTGTATTGTCATAACTTACACCAGAAGCAGATGTAGCACTTAAGTGAGCACGAACTTCGCTAGAACTTGGACCTGTGTATGTGAATACACCAGTTGCACTGTCATAGCTGAATGAGCCATCGCCGCCTGCATCAGTTGCGCTTACGCTGTCACGAGCACGCTGAGTTGTAAAGTATAAGTTGGTAGAACCTTCTGTTACTTCGTCAGTGTTAGTGCCTGCTAAGTTGAATGTAAATTCACCTGTTGCACTATTGTAATCTAAAACTGCTGAATTATTAGTTGTTAAACTAATAGCATTTCGAACACGGGTATCTGTATAGTACAAGTTACCTTCTTCTGTTACACTATCTGTACCAAAAGAACCACTAGCACCTAACGCAACAGTTGTACCATTGAATGTAACACTGTCGTTGGTCAAGCTACTGTTTGGAATACCAGATAAACTGATTACGCCAGTTGAGCTGTTGTACTGAGCACCAGTTGCTGTTGTAGCACTGAAGTGAGCACGAGTTTCACTAGCACTTGGTCCTGTGTATGTGATTACGCCAGTTGAGCTGTTATATTCAAGACTACCATCGCCACCTGTGTCATTAACGCTAAAGTGAGCGCGAACTTCGCTGTCACTTGGGCCTGTATATGTGAATACACCGGTTGAGCTGTTATATTCAAGACTGCCATCACCGCCAGTGTCAGTAACACTGAAATGAGCGCGAACTTCGCTGTCACTTGGTCCTGTGTATGTGATTACGCCAGTTGAGCTGTTATATTCAAGACTACCATCGCCACCTGTGTCGGTGACACTGAAGTGAGCACGAGTTTCACTGGCACTTGGGCCTGTGTATGTGAATACACCGGTTGCACTGTTGTAATCAAAACTACCATCACCGCCTGCGTCAGTTGCACTTACAGCATTGCGATAGTTAGTGTTTGTAGGACCTGTGTATGTGAATACACCGGTTGTGCTATTGTATTGGAAGTCGCCATGACCACTATCTTTGACTGCGCTTACAGCCTGACGATAGTCAGTGGCAGTTGGACCGACATAATCAAATTCACCGGTTGTGTTATCATATGTAAGATCGCCATCGCCAGCACTGTGTATAGCACTTAATGCATTACGAACTCGGGTGTCTGTATAGTATAGGTTTGTACCTTCTGTTACATCACTTGTGCTTGGGGAACTGATAGAAATAACACCAGTTGAGCTGTTGTAACTTAAGTTACTCCAACCACTTGTGCTGATACTATTACGGGCACGACCTGTTGTAAAGTATAAATTATTTGTACCTTCAGCAACATCGTCTGTTGTTTGACTACCCAAACTGAATGTAAATTCACCAGTAGTATTGTCATAACTTAAAACATCAGAATTATCTGTGTTTAAGCTAACTGCATTGCGAGCACGAACATTTGTGTAGTATAGATTTGTACTACCTTCATTGACACCGTCTGTAGTTGGTGTAGAATAACTAAAATTACCAGTTGCTTGGTTATAGCTAATGTCACCACTTCCGCTTATTGCGGCACGAACACGACTGTCTGTGTAGTATAAATTAGAACTACCTTCATCAATGGCGTCTGTGCTTGGTGTTACCCAAGTTAAAGTACCACTACCACTGTTGTAACTTAAAATATTGCTGTCATCTGTAGTTAAACTGAAACTTCCACGAGCACGAGCTTGTGTGAAATATAAGTTTGCACTACCTTCGTTGATATCATCTGTGTCTAAAACAACATCGTGTTCTTGACCGTTTACACTCCAAACAGCAGCTTGTGTGCTAATAACACCAGTACCGCTGTCATAAGCAATATTTGATCCATTGCTTAAACTTGCGCGAGCACGAGCTGTTGTAAAGTATAAGTTTGTAGAACCTTCAGCAATCTGATCTGTATCAGGTGTTGTGAAACTAATTTGGCCAGTTTGAGCACTATAAGAAATAATAGTTGCATCATCGCTGGACAAACTAATACTGTTTCGAGCGCGAGCTGTTGTGAAATATTGATTAGATGAACCTTCTAAAATACCATCTGTTGAAGGATGATTGTATGTAAATTCACCAGTAGAACTGTTATAGTCTAATACTGTTGTATTATCACTAAACAAGCTTACTGCACTACGAACACGAGCATTTGTATAATAAAGATTTGTTTGACCTTCTGATACATCATCTGTGCTGTAAATCATTTGATCACTAATTGCTTGATCAACATACTGCTTTGTAACAGCATGTAAATTGTTTACAGGATCAGCTGACAATGTCAAGCGTCCTGTCATTGCTACGCTACCATCTAATGGTACTTTTGTAGCAATACTATTTGCGACGGTAACTGAAAAGTTTTCGTCATTACCAAGCGCCGCAGCTAATTCTGCTAAAGTGTCTAATACTTCCGGAGAAGAATTAATCAAATCAGCAACTGCTGTTCTAACATAAGCGGTAGAAGCTAGTTGTGATGTGTTAACACTTTGCTGTGCTGTTGGGGCTGTTGGCGTGCCTCGTAGGTCAATGCTCTCTATAATCGAGCTTGCCCTTGCTTTAATAATAGGCATGTTTTTATCCTCTTTATTGAATCCCTACTGAGATTCGGTTAGCCTTGATTTGAGTCTGGGCTTATAGACTTTGCTAGTTCATTCAATGTATCTAGGATACTAGGACTGGAACCAACGACACTACTAATATGTTCACGAACATATTGAGTAGTAGATATTTGAGACCATTCTGATGCCGTAGGCACTCCTCGAAAGTCTATACTATCGCTAAGTGAACTAGATCGTATTTTGATTAAAGGCATCTTATAATCTCCTTGGCATTTTTAAGTTTGGTGCCGCCAACTTGAGAATAAAGTTTAAATTACTAATATCCAGTAGTTTTTCGTTATATTAACGCTACCGTTACTAGCATTTACTATGAAGTCGTATCGACTAGGGCTACTGTTGTTAGGAGCAGTTCCTACGATACTGTTTCCGCTAACACTTAACCAAGTAAGTGCGGACTCCCCGTCATAAGCCGGGTCGATTGTGAAGCTTGTAGCATTATTTACTCCAAGTTCAAAATTAATGCTGTCTCCAGCTGAAAAAGTTCCGATATAGGAATTTGTATCTGTCCAGTAAGGTTTAGACTGACCATAATTGATTAAATTTTTATATGTATACTCGTTACCATTAGTATCTACTAATGTTAAATCTCTGGGCGTTGACCACACAGAGCTGCTCATTTGGCTTGTTTCAATCATTAGTTGAAGAGTAGATTCTGCAATATAATCAATTCTTGATATATTATTGCTGCCAATTTTGGCGCCAGTGCCATAGGAAATATCTTTTCCTACAAGAGTAATTGTTGTGTAAGAACCAACTGTTGCATAACTTATAGAAGTTATTTTTGGTCTTGCTCTCTCACTACTCGAACTGCTACGCAGTATTCTAATTTGAATTCTATCACCTAGTTCAGGTGCTTCATCAAAAGTGACAATGTTCCCATTGACCACTGTGTAGCTATAATATGGTTCTTGTTGTATACCATTAATGGATACAACCAAATTATTAGGACTACTAACTGTATTTTGTATATCAAATTCTAATGTAGTTCCGTCGCCTGTAAACAATCTAGTCACTGGGGCTAAATTATTTGCTTGATTAACAAACTGTCCAGATGTTACATTATATGAAAGTAAGTCTCCAGATGATGGACTAAAAATAGTTACATCAGTTAAACTGTTTAAGTTTAAATTGCTAATAGTGTTGGATAAGCTGTTGCCTTCTGAACTAATCTGACTGTCTACATAATTTTTATCAGCAACATATTGCCATTCAGTTCCGTTAAAGAACTCGGGAATTTTTACGCTAGTGTCAAATCGGATATAGCCTTCTTGACCTGAAGGCCTATTAAGACTTTGCCCTTTAGGCAGTTTTAATGCACCGGTGGCGTCGATGTTAATAACACCACTTTCTGGTTTTAGTGTTTCGGTTGCATGATTGATCTTAATTGGCATAATGGTTCAATTTTAAGTATTTATATCAAAACAAAATCAAAGGTAGCTGTCCAATTAATATTTTCACCAAACAAGCCTGTGCAAGTTACTGTCATTTCTCCTTGATCAGAAAAACTAACAGCGGGTTCTGTGAATTCTCCCGTGTCTACATAAGTGTTAACTACATAACCCGTAGTAGTCGTAGTACCATTTAGATAACAACCTTTTAGTTCATAGGCTGCTGTGTTTGATCCTTGTCCAACTATGTACGCAGAGAAAAATACCGTAGAATTTGCAGTATAAGAATTGCCATCACGATCGACTAAGTTTGTTGTTAGTGCGTTAATTGTTTGCCCAGTAAGAACTATTCTTTGATTTTTTGTTCCAATATCAAACTTATCAACTGTGGTTCCGTGAATTTTTTGGTAGTTGTTCATACTATTATTTATTAAAATTTGGTATGGGCAAAACTATACTTTATTCTTTATTCCAAGAAGCCAGTATCATTTCTTCTAGTTTGTTGATCAAATCTGTGCCTGCTTCTGCTTCTGACCAACTGTTAATTGGACAAGATGTTGCGGCAAACATTGCTTTGGCGGGCATATAACATCCACATTCTTTGCAAGTTCTCAGTGTTTGACTGTATCTATCACAGGACTTACAAATGGTAAGTCTTTCTTGTTTTACTTGTTCACTTACTGTTTTTAACATAAGGTATTTATAAATGAAAAAGGACTCCGAAGAGTCCTTTTCTTGTTTAGTAAAATAATTCTTTTTAAGAATTAAACATACTTAACGGCACCCATAGCAATCTTGCCTAGGTAGTCAGCGGCATTACCCAAGCTGGATGCTGTGTTTGTTAACTCAACATAACCATAACGAGTCATGAAGCTTACTACTGGTTCCATTGTGGATGGATCTAGAACAACGCCAGAACTCATCAATGGAATGTATGGGCAGTAGAATGCTGCGGCGTCCATTTCATTTGGACCTTTGTAACCAACTAACACAGGAGTTGTTGCGTCAGCATAGCTGTCAACATAAACCTTAACACTGCTGTTTAATGTACCAGCGAATTTTGTGTTTGTTGGAGCTTCGAATGTACCTTCTGTTGTACGAGCGAAAGCAGATGTTGTAGCACTTTGTAGAATTGTTAAAGCTGTTGGGCTTACAACTACGAAGTTACCAGCACCGCGGCGTGTACGCTGAGCGATACGGTTAGCAACATCATTGATTTGGATAGCTAATACAGCGTGTTGATCACCAACGAAGTGCTGTGTGCCTGTGAAAGCAACAGAACCGTCTTGGGCGAATGTGTGAGTAGCGGCACCAGCTAGAGTGCGTAGGCTGTTTAACAATTCTTGATCGATTTCAGCTGTAATTTCTTGTGCTAAAGCGGCCATGATTTCTGCTTCAACATCCAAGCCGTGCATAGCTTGAGCGTCTTGAGCAGCTTCAAATGTCCAGCGAGCAGACATCTTGCGTGTCTTAGCTTCAACTGTTTGCTTTAGAATTTGAATGCTTAATTTCTTACCTGGTACACCTTCTAGTGTAGCAGTTGCGTCGGCTGCTGGAGCACTGGCATTTGCATTGCCGCTATAAGCTTTAGCAATGTTGAATGGGCTTAGTGCTTCTTGACCTGCTGTAACGCCAGCGGCTGTTTCAGCATAGCGAACACGCAATGTGTGGATTTGGCCAACTGGGCCAGTCATTGGCTGAACACCAACGATTTCGTTAGCAATAACGGTTGGCATAACACGACGAATAACAGGTAAAATTACCTTGTTTAGTACGGCTACATTACCGCTTTGTGTAGCACCTGCTGTAGCAGATTCTAACAATGCTTGCTTGCGTGTGTTTTCTAACACAGATTCCATAACGGCCTTTTTGTTGCCATTAAGCCCTTCTAGTAGAACATCTTTAGTTGCAGTCCAATTTTGGGCTTCGAAAAGTTTCTCAGACATGGTAGTCTCCTATTTTAATTACTTTCCAATTCCGGCTAATTTTCTTAGTGATATAATGTCTGCGGTTGCAGCGTCCTCACTAGAAGTTTTGTCGCCAGTCACCGCAGTCGTCTGCGATGCTGTACTCTCGGAAATAACAGTCTTACCTTTTGGTTGAACTGCTGTTTCATTGAGAACTGCTGGTAGGTACTTGTTATATGATTCGCGTAGGCTTTCTGTTGGAGTTGTTTTTAACAAATCTTCCATAATTCCACGCTTTTCTTTACCAAGAGGTGCTACCAACTCTTGCATAATGCTTTGACGCTTTACAGCATCTTCAGCTATGCGAATTTTCTTTTGTGCTTGAGCGATTTCAGCATCTTTAGATTCAACAATTTTAGTTGTTTCGTCTAAACGACTGCTTAACTCAGCTAGCTGATCGTTTAATTTCTTAACTTGTGTGCCATCGGCAAAACCGCTGGCCATAAATTCAGCAGCGAAAGCTTCCATGATCTTACGACCAAAAGCGTTTTCACGGCTAACTTGAATGTCTTCACGAAGTTGAGTGATTTCAGAACGAAGTGTTTCACTTAGAAGTTGTTCTGCTTTAACGGCAGCTTCTTTGATGAATTTAGCTTTGGCTTCGGCAATAACTTGTTTGCCCTCAGCAACTAATTGAACACGAGCTTGTACAAGCTTGTTTTCGTCCTCTTTAAGTTCCCTTAATTCGGAAGAAAGCTTGCGAAGCGCAAATTCTTCTAGTTTTTCAAAGTTCTGTTTCTGAGCATCGCGGTCTTCTCTAAGTTCTTTGATTTCCTTAGCCATTGTTTCCATAACAAAACGGTTAAGCAATTCTGCGTGTTCGCGCATTGCTTTCTTGTATGCTACTTTGGATTCAACAACTTCACGCTTGTCTTGAGCAAACTCTTCTAGTTCACGACGAATCGCTTCAGAGATAAGTTTGTCAGCAGCCTCAACGATTAAACCCTTGTCATGCTCGTAGCGTTGACTGAATTCTTCGCGTAGGTTTGCTTCGACTTCTTCGTGTAGTTGACGGACTTTAGTATCCCAAGCTTCTTGTAATTGGCTTGTTACTTCCTCAGATAAAACCTCAGTGCCGAATAGTTCTTTTAATGTGCTCATCTAGTTCCCCTTATTTTTTTAGGTTATTGATGAACCTGAGAACCTCTTCCTGGAGGTATCTTTGTGCTTTAGTATCATGTCTTACAGCAGTTGCAACATCTAATAAGGCGTTGCGTCTACGGTCGTGCATAACACGCTCATAGATTGCTTTTGGATATGCATTTGGAGCACTAGGTTGTGCCACGATGTCCACCGTGACAATTTCAAAATCGGTAACGCCACCAGATTCATTGACATTACCTGATCCCCTACTGGAAACACCTAGCTTAACACCACTCTCTAATAGAGTTTTTACGATGTTACCCATTGGTGTAGGTAGGATTTTTAGCTTACCAATACCGTTGTTTTCGTTCATGTACATATTAGTAATCATGTGGCTAACACGGTCTAGGTTTACTTGCAGGTCATCAGGGTGATCGGCTTCTCCGAGAACACTGAAACCATTTTTAATTTTTTCAGCAATGTTACTACATGCCCTAGCAATTTCATTAACAGGGTAAACTCTTTGATTTTGATTGCGTACCCCGCCTTGAATAAAAATGCCTTCCATGTAGAGATCCTTGCCGCCAGTGGAATTTTCCACAAGCTGAGTACGAATACCAGCTTGGTCGTATGTTAGGGCTTCTACTAATGGTAAGGCCATGTTTTTAGTTCTTTGCTACTGGACTTGTTTTGTTGCTGGCTGCATCACTGCTTTTTGGAGCAGCTACACTCTTAAGAGCAGGAGCTTTAGCATTGCCAACTTTGTTTACATTGCCGAAGTTTTCTTCTTTTGTGCTTGGGTTTAGAACGCCACCTTGTGTGCCGCCTTTGCCGTCTGCTTGACCTGTGAAGTCAACAGCCTTAGCACCATTACCACTGATCTTAGGACCTGTGCTTACTGGGCTTTTTGTATTTTGGCCGTTGTCACCATGTGTTGGTGCTGGAACAGCTTTTAATGTTGCGCTTTCACCGAAAGCTTCGAATTCTTCTGTAGCTGGTTCTTCAGCTGGCATATCTGCATCCATTGCTGGGGCTTCGCCGCCAGTGATTTCAGCAAATAAAGCTTTTAATTCAGCTAGAGCATCGTCGACTTTTGCCATAGCATCGTCAACTTGATCTGCTTCGCCGCCTTCTTCGCCAGCTTCTTCGCCACCCATTGCTAGGTCAGCAGTAGCTTCTGGTTCTGTTGGCTCGTCCATAGCAGCCATGTCGTCACCTTCTTCTTCGCCTTCGTCATCGGCTTCGCTGAATAATGTTTCGTTTTCTAAGTCTGATTCGTCGGCAATGATTTCGTCATGGAAATCTTGGTCAGCTGCGCCGCCAATGCCTTCTTCTAAGTCTTCGTCTTCTTCGATCTGCTGATCTAACTGACTTAGTTCTTCATAAATGCTTTTGCCTTTGGCAACAAAGTAACGATGTAGCAATTCAGTTGCACGGTCGTCTT